CAAGCGAAGACGTCTTGACTGCTGCGTACATTGAAAATAACGCCCAGGTGATTCCTGGACGTACCAAGGCAGAGATTCCAGCCACAAACTTGCCTGCTGCCTTAGCCGTTTCAGCCTGTTCTTCAAAGGCCGATTTGATGGTATCGAGTTGCTGAACACTGTAGTCAACATACTTCTCCTCCATACGAAATTCACCGCGCATCTTCTCAAGGTCGGTCTGAAGCTGAAACATACTCAACTCATGCTGGCGTTCGTTCTTTTTGTCCAAGAACTTCAGCACTTCCGGCGCTAGCCGAAACAGGCCACCAAAGATGGAGCCAAGAAGACCGCCGCTAAGAAGATCAAACACCTAATAGCTTCTTAAAAAAAATTGCAGCAGCGCCAGGCCCAAGGAGCACAGCGACCATAACGGCGTACATGAGGTACTCTAAGCGCTTCATCTTAGCCGAGCCATCGTCAAAGCGTTGCTCGACGCGACCGAATGACTGTTCGATCGACTTGTACCGCTCTGCACAAACTGCCTCATGGACAGTCAAACGCGTATCCACATCGTGCTCCATGATGACCCTTACCTATTAATCGATGAGTGCATTTTCGCTAGGTTCCGATGCTAGCGCATTAATAGCCGTTGTAGAGGCTCCACTTCTCATAAACTCAGCAGCACGCTGCGCTGCTTTGCTTTTAAAGGCTGATGGGTTGCTAATGATCTTCAACACATTATTGCGCTCTTGCGCGGGCAACTTTTCTAACAAGTTCTTTGCGCCTTGGGGTGACTGCATAGCATCGGCAAGGATTTTCATGCTCTTGCTACCTATCGCAGTCTGCAATTCAGCAAGCGTCTTATTTGTCGCAGTCGCCCAAAAGTTTAGCAATGAAGGTAGGCGAAACTTTGATGTGTTTTCCTCTAGTAGGGTTGCTAGTGCTTTCTGGCCGTCAGACGCTTGTTTGCTAGATGCTAATTGATTGGCGCGCTTTGACGCCAACGACTGTAGCGTTGATATAGTGTTCTCGCTCAGTTCCGTGGCGATGTTGTAGTTGCCAGGGCCAAGAAATTTCTCAACAACGTCAGGTGATTCGTTTTGCACCAGACGCACAAACGCGTCTTTGTCCGTCTTCCATAGTCTAGCGGCTTCGCCGGTCAGCTTGGTTTCGGCAATCTTTTGCATACCCTTAGAAAACTCATCAAGGTACTCACGATAGCCTTTGCCGCCTGCCGCTTCGATGGCGTTGATAAGCGTTGGTTTTATTTCCGACGTTACTTTAGCGGCCAAGTTACGCTGCGTTGTAGCGTCGACGCCTGGGCGTAGCTGCTGTACGGTTGCGTTGATGGAGTTCTTACGAATGGCATCTAGTGCTCTTGCGTCAATGATGCCGCCATTTTTGGTCCACTGAGCAATATCGTTTGCTATGTTCTTAGCCGCACCACTAAGCAAATCATTGCCTGCGAATTCAGGGTTGTTCAGTACACCGCGAATCTGGGTTACGACCTCATTACCTTTAAGTGGCTTGATGCCTGCCTCTCGTAAACTGTCTGCCGCAGACTGAGCAAACCTAGCGCCTTGACCCAAGTCAAGCGACGCATCTGCCGCCTTCGACGCCCACTCATCAGCCATACGAGCTAAGTCGCCTTTGTAGGTGTACTTAGTCAGCCCCACAGGTAAGTTGCGCTTGATGAGGTCAAGCCGAGCAGACGCTTCAGCCAGATTGCCTGCATTGATCAGTCGGCGTACGTCTTGCACTTTTGCTGCTGCTTCGGCGCTTAACTTACCGGCCTCAGCCTCATACTGCGCGACTTGCTGACCAAGGTTAGCGCGGTTTAACGCGGCCTGACGTGCTGGCGATGTAATGTCGCGCAGCGTCTGTTTCATAAGGTCCGTTGTAGCGCGCACGTCCGTAGCAGTTGCGCCGCCCGCCAGTTTCGCTAGCGCGTTGACGCCTTCGTCGTGGCTCATCGTGGCGAACTTGTTTAGGTACTGAGCACCTGATTGACTTTGCTCTAACGAATTTTTAACAAGCGCTTGCCAAGTTGGGTTTTGAATCTTAGCCGTTACTTCAGCCACACTAGCGTTAGGCGGCGCGGTGCGTAGTATTTCTAAAGTCTGTTCCAGATCAGCGCCTAAAGATGCGCGAGCTATAGACGCCGCTTTGTTTTGCGGTAAGTTTTTAAAATCTGCAACTTTACCCAGCGTTTTACCGAGTAGCGGCGCAACGACGCGCCCGCCTACCTCATAAGTTGCACCTTCAAGGACGTTTTTAGCGGGCTCTGTTGCAATAGCTGGGCCTTGGCGTGGCTCTTTACCGCCTAGATAGACGTCGCCTAACTCAAGCGCCTCTTTAGCAAGCCCATAACCTAGCCCGGCGCCAACGACGCCGCCTGTCACTGTACCTACAGGACCGGCGCCGAACGTGCCTGCCGTACCACCAAGCAGCGCGCCACCTGCTGATCCTAGCGCTTCAATCGTAGGTGCTACGTAAGGTCTAATACTTTGATACATGCGCTGCCCTGCGGTCAACTCTTGACGAGGTGCCGTGGGCATACCTTCGCTGCGCGGTTCGGGTGCAGGCGCAGGTGCTGTCTGTAGACCAACCTTAGCATCGAAGTCGGCTCGGGGTATATCTGAGTAGAACTTTTTATACAGCGCGTCTGCAAGCGCCGCGTCAGACATATCCGAGTATTGTGGGTACTTAGCGCGAATTTCAGCGATCGTAGCCATTATCGGATACCTAATGGGTCAGCTTTTGCGCCGCTAGGTGCTGGTGCAGGCGACGGTTTAGACGCGGGCGCTTCAGCTTTCTTAGCGTTGTTAGCGATAAACTTTCGCATATTCTCAAGAATAGCTCGGTTAGCTTCAATTGAACGCGTGGGATCAGACAGTGCCTCAAGCCAAGAACGGAATTCCACGTTAGAGTTAAGTTGCTGCGCGGACATACCTGTAGCATTTTTGACTGCGTTAAGCAACTGATTTCTTGAACTTTGAATAATGTCGCGCTGTGTTTGCGCTTCAGTACCTACAACACGTCCCGCTATCTGACCGGCACCTGTGCCAGCGACATAAGCTAATATGTTAGAGCCTGCACTGCGACGCTCGCTTGGTACTGCTTTACGTCTGTCTAATTCCGTATAGGCTGTCTCTAACGTATCAAGAATATCGCTAGCTTGTTGTTTACCTTCTTCTTTCTTAGTCGCCGCAGCCGTTGCAGCAGGCGTCTTGCCTGCTAGACCAATCACGCCAGGCGAACCTAAACCGCCGCCTTTGTAATCCCTTGCGTTAATGGTAATCATTTGCGTAGGATCGGTTGGGTCTTGGATTTGCGTGACGCTTGGCGCAGGGGCTTCTTTCCCTGGCCCTAAGCCCATTATTTGAACTGTAGCAGGCGTAAACGGTGTTTGACCGGCAGCTTGTTCACGAGTGCGTAAAACTGGCTTACCGTTTTCGAGCACCGGTACAAGCGGTTGCGGTGGTGGGGGCGTGCGTTGAGCATTTCTATATTGCTCAAGCCCTTCTTTCGTTAGCTCGAAGCCCAATCGTTTCATCATAATGAGATCGGAAGGCGTAGCGTTTTCAGCAGCTTCAACACGTAACTGGTTCTCAAGCTGCATTTTAAGTATTGCCGCTTCAGGTTTGCCAGCCTCACCTAATTGGCTAACTCGTCGAATCCTGTTCATCAACTCTTGTGTTTGCGGACTTACTACGGGCGCAGCGGCGGCAGCCCCCGGCGCTGTCATTGCATTAACAGGCGGTTCAGAAGGCGCTAACGCGTTAGCTGACGCAGGTGCAGGCGCGGGTGCGCCTTCTATATCGCGTCGGTATTGCTCGTAATTTTTTTGGTTCTGTAATTTCTCAAGTATCGCCATACCAGATTGAACAAACTGAGGTCTGCCGGTGCTAACCATAGCTTGCGCGGCTGCTTCTAAGTCTGGTGGCCCACCTTTAGCTGTAATGGCCGATCGAATTTGATTTAGCGCTTCGCGCTCTTGCATCAGTTCATCCATCTTAAGCGCGTTTAGTTGCGCCGCAGACGCTTTGCTGTACTGGTCAAGCGGGTCTTGTAACTGAAGACCTCGGTAAGACAACGCGATGTTCGGGTCAACAAGAGCCATGATTAGCCTCCATAGTAGGTGTAGCCACCATAACTGTAGTCAGTAATAGGCGCGGCTTCTGCTGCTGGTTGCGGGCGCATAGCATTCAAAAAGTTCTGACCTTGCTGATAATTCAAATAAGTACCTAATGCACCCGTCAACGCGTTAGCGCCGCCCATATATCCTGACGCTCGCGCCTGCCCCGCAGCGCCTAACGCTTGGCCGACGTTGCTCGCCATCGTCTGCCCTGCCTGACCTAGCTGGTTTGTTGCCGTTTGGCCTACGCCTGCTAGCGACTGTAATGGGTTCAGACGCGCATTACGCTCGGCTTGATACCGATTAAAGGCGTTCATGTACTCCTGTGACGCTAAATCCTGACCGTAGCGTTGAGCACCTCTTAACATGCCACCTGACAGCAAGCCACCACGCGCCGCTGCCGAGCGCTCTAGCGCCTTCATGCCTTCGCTCATACGGAAGGCGTAGCCTGGGTCTTGCTGAAACTGATCCATACCGAACGGCGTGTATTCGGTTGCCAACGGCGTGAGTTTGTTAAGCGCCGTAATGCCCGCCTGACGCCAAGGCTCTTGCAGTTCAACTTGACGCTCAAACTGCTGCATCTGCAAGTCAGCAGCGCGATTAGCAGCGTCAGCTTGTGTGCTGGCAGCTTTCTTAGATGCGCTAGAACCTAGTAACGCGCTACCAATAATTGCGGCTGGTATCATCCATGCGGCCATAATTGTTCCCCTTAAGTCACTTCGCGCCCACTGACGCGCATGTTGATGGCGCTAGCCGTACCAGCAATCGTGCTGATGAAATCGCCTGCGCCCAGCACCTGTCCGACCAACTCAGGAAACGTATAGACCTCAGACGCCTGTAGCGTCTTGGTCTTCGTAATCAAGTTAGTGTTACCTGCTGATCCTGCTGCTGTGACAAGATTGACGCTAATCGTGGCAGCGCTGGCGCTGTAGTTGGTCGCCGTAAACTTGTCAATAATAGCCGTCACACCTGTTGCGGTGTACTGCGTAGTTTGTGATGATTCGACCGTCTTGGCCGGAACAAGCACTTTAACGGTAACTGCCATGATTACTCCAATTGCAACGCGTTGTTTGAGTCGTACTGCGTCATCACCCAGTCTGTGCCGTTAGAGACCAAAGTGGCGTTAGCACCAGCAACTGCTTCTAAGATAGCTGTTGTCGCAGCACCCCCTGATAAAGGTACAACATTACTTGACGCTGATACTAAAGTTTGGGGTTGATAATTTAAGAAGTATAAAACACGTCCAGTAAATAGCGAAGGCGTAGGAAGTGTAACCGTACACGAAGATCCTGACTTGTTATTAATTAGCCATACTTCGCCAAGAAGCACTGAAAAATCGGCTGTTTTAGTGACAGGCGCAGGATATAAAGCATTAATGTAGGAAAAAATTGCCGCTGTATCAAAAACTGGTAAGGTCTGTACTTCTTGTCGCAGTGCGTCAATTTGCTGTTGCAGTGAACCAAAGTCATTAGGCGGCTGTGTGTGCACCTCTTGACCGAGCGTCTGAAGCGCAGCGTCATACGAGGCGATAAGCGACTCCAACCCTAAGTTAGAAACACTATCGTTAACGACTGTATCAGCGGTGCGATACAACGACAAAAAGAACTGATACCAAGCGCGGTCGATCAAACCCGTACGTGCGTCGATGAACGGCACACGCGGGGGCGTGATCGGCGTCGGGGTGGCGCTAGGACTAGGCATTGGTGGGGCTGATCAAAAGTTCTGCGCCCATCAGCGCTGTTTTCACAGGGTCCGTCATCGACAACTCGTACACCCGATCGCGCAACTGTAGCGTCATACCCAGCCTACGGAACCATACGCGACGGTAGAACTCGCCGATCTTGCCAATCGATGCTGTGCGATAGTTAGACCACGTATGCCCGCCATCGTCTGACCAGCGCAGCATGACCTCGGGGTCAGCGCCTTGTACGCCCGCCATTTCTTCTTCAATAAAGTATGCGCCTTCTTCAGACACTAAAAAGTAGTCGTTAGTCTCGATAATGTCTGTCGTTAGGTAGATCGACTCTACAGACGTGTCCTCGTCAATCAGCGAATCGCCGCCCTCAGACAACAAGAAATAATTAATAGGTTCTGTGACATCCGTGGTCAGGTAACTGTCTTGCAAAGGTATGCCGTTCAGACCAACGCCTGACTCGATGTCGATCTGCATCGAATGCTGCGCGGTGCGCTTAAGGTTGTTCTGTCCGGTGGGCAGCGCCCGCCACGACCGCAGC